CGTTCAGGTTCGTGTCGGTGCCGCCGATGTCGTTGCTGACGCTCGAGGTCGTCGCGGTGGCGGCCAGGGCGTCGAGGATCACCTGGTCCATGCGGCGGCCGATGGCGTTCGACACGAGTTGCACGAGTTCGCGGCGCTCGTCGAAGTTGACCTTCTGCTGGCTGAAGATGTCCGAATACTCGGCCGCGTTGTAATCGGCCAGGGTAGCGGTGACGTTCGACCAGGTGGCGTTGAGAGGGACGACATCGGTCTGCGGGGTGCGCACGGTGGCGACGCCGGCAGACAGTTTCGGGAATTTCGCGGTGCTACCCTCGACGCCCGTGCGCATGCGGGTGGTGCCGCGCAGTTTGGCGACCCCCTGATATGCTTGCTTGACTTCAGCGTCGAACAGGGTAACGAAGGCGCTGGACAAAGAAGCAGCCATTTCGTTTCTCCTAGAAAATTAGAAAGGTTCGTCGCTTCGGTTTTCCCCACGAGCGGGGGCCGTTGCTTGCGCCGTGCGCCTGACCGGGCCTTGCGGTTATCCGATGGCGCCGTTTTACATAAGCCGCGCGCCCACCGGAATCACGTTGATTGCACTCTGCAAAAAAAGACCCGCTCAAGGCGGGTCAATCGGAGGTTGCCGCAGGGAGAATTCTTAGGCCGCCTTGCCTCCATAGAACTGCTCGAAGGCGCGCTCGACCTTCTGGCGATAGGCGGGGTCGGACAGGTAGCGCGGGTCGCCCACCATGCCCTGAAGTTCCTGCTCGGTCATCTGGCCGCCCGAGGGGGTGTCGCGCAGGTCGGGAATGCGCCCTTCGTAGGCTTCGCGCAGTTTCATGGCGGCGCGCAGGCCCGCAGCCGTGCCGGCGAAGACGCGGAACTCGTCGTAATCCTCGGGGGACCACACCCCCTTGCGCACGAGGTTGCGGCCCCATTCGGCGGTTCCCTTGATCAGCGCGTCGGCGTTCGGCCCCAGCGCCTTGCGCTCGGCGGCCATGTCGAAGACCGGGGCGACGTTCTCCGAGGCCATGCCAAGCATCTTTTCGGCCAGGGAGTCGAATGCCTTCTGGCTGATGCCGTGTTCCGTCGCCCAATCCTTGTACACCTTCAGGGCGGCATCGTCTTCCTTGACGCCCTTGTCGGCGAACAGTTTGATGTCGTATGCGCCGCCCTCGGGCGCCTTGTGCTTGCCCTGGCTGAATTGCTGGCGCAACTCGCTGTAGGACTTGGCGAGGTTCTCGTAGTTCGGCCCCTTCTTCGCGTCGAAGAAGTTCTCGGGCAGCCAGTCGGGGCGCTCGAAAGTTTCCTGCGCCTGGTGTTCGATCCCTGCTGCCTGGGCGGCCTCCGAGTTCGCGTCGGGGGTTTCCGCCGCCTCGGGTACGTTATCCAGCAGTCCGGTTTCTTCACTCATGCAATGCTCTCCTTATGCGTGCTTCGATGGCCTGGATCACGGATCGCTGCCCCTCGCGGTAGTACGCGAAGGAGGCATCATGCCCAGGGGTGGCGACGGCCGGCTCGACGTACTGCTGCCGCAACCAGGCCATCAACTCCTTTCCGTCCTCGGTGCCGAGGACGCGCAGATGCAGGCGGTCGGTGTCGTCGCGCTTCTGCTCGACCGCGCGCACATCCGGCGCCGCCAGCGCCTCGAGGTCTTCCCAACTCACGGCCGCGTCGCCTCAATGAAAATCGCCGCCATTGCCAGCGCGAACACACCCAGCATCAGCAGCCCAGCATCGCCATGCGTCATTTCTTAGGCGGGCGCTTGCCCTTCCCCTTGCATCCCATTCGTGCCTCCTGTCATTGCGGTAGCCGCAGCGGTCGCGGCCAGTGCTTCCTGCTGCTGGATGGCAATGTCCTGGCGCTCCTGCGTCGAGCGGCGAACCTGCGCCGGCACGCCCAGTTTGTCGCCGATCCAGTCGATCATGCGCGTCGGCTCGACGGCCAGCAACGCCTCCTGCGCGCCGGTCTGCGCCATCATCGCGGCAATCTGCATCCACTGCGTCGCGGCGTTGATCTCTTCCATGTACTGCGCATTCGCCAGTGGCGACACGGGCGATACGCGAATCTCGAGTCCATTGACGCGCAGGGGCATGTCGATCAGCCCCTTCTCGTCCATCACGTCGAGGATGCGCCCGACGAGCGGGATCATGGTTTCGTTGATCAGGCGGCCAAAGGCGCTGCCGAGGTTCTGCGCGAGTTCCTTCATCCGCTCCACGACCTCGGTCGCGCTACGGGCGCTCATGTTGTCGGGCGGCAGGGACTCGTCGAGCAGCACCTTCTTCACGTTCATGCGCAGGTCGTTAAGCACGATCTGCGTCACGTTGAAGTCGCCAGCGCGCGGCAGGGGGCGCAGCGATTCACCCTGCGGGCCGCCGTTGCGCGCCACGGGGATGATCGCGCCCGGCACGATCCGCACGGTGTTCGGGTTCAACACGCCGTCGTCGGCAGCGGTATATACGCCAGCAACCGCGAGGCTGGCATTCTTGAGCAGCAGTTCGACGGTCTTGTTGAGCGTCTTGATGTCGGGCATGGCCGTCAGCACCGGGCCGCGGCCATAAACCTCTCCCGACACTTTCATGTAGCGCGACACGACCCAGGGCGAGGACTTCATCTTGCGCCGCACGATGATTTCCTTCGGGCTCTTGGTCAGCACGAAGTAATCGAAATCGCCGCGCTTGTAGTCCTTGATCGTGCATTCGATCAGTTCCACTTCGTCGGTCGGCTTGCTGTCGATCTGCGCCTTCAGCGAGTCGGGGAGGCTGGCATCGCGCCATTGCTGGGTGATGGCCTCGCCCTTCAGCTTCAGCTTGCGGAAGATGTTATCGACTTGGCCGTTGGCGCCTTCCTCGAAGCAGACGAGGTACTGCGGCACCGGGGTGAAATTGACGAGGTTGATGTCGTCGCCCGGCTGCACCATCATCACGCCCGTACCGATGGCAAGGTCGAGCAGGAATTCGCCGATGGCGATGTCGAAGTTGCTCTGCTTCAGCACCGCGAACATGATCTCGGTGTATTCGTCGAGGATGGCCTGGGCGCGCTCGCGGTCCTGCGGGGGGATGTCCGGCCCCGGCTCGAGGCGGCACCACTTGCGTTGCGGCGGGAAGATGCCGGACTGCAGGCGATTGGCGAAGCGTTGCGTCGAATGAATGGCCGTGGCGTCGAAGACGCGCGACATCTTCTTCATGCCGGCGCTACCCCCCTCGGCGCTGCCGTCGTACAGGTTGCGCTGGGGGAGGGCGTATTCGTAGGCTTCCTGGTAAAGCGAGCGCCATTGCTCCTTCTTCGCGCTGGCGGCGTCGTAACGCTTCAGCAGTTCTTCCGCGTCAATCTTCTTCATTGCCACCCTTCAGCATGTCGAGCAGCATCCGCTGGCGATTGCGCAGCGGCCCGGTCTGCGTATTGACTTCGACTTCGCCGTTGTCCTCGGCGCCGTCGAGTTGGTCGAGTTGCTGCTGGTCGGCGACCACGGCGACGGGGATCGGCTTGCCCTCGAGCAGCGCGGAGATAATGCCGGTCATGTTTTCGCCTTCAGCATGAGGCCGGTCGAATCGTCCTCGCCGAGCAGCCCCGCTTCGGGGTTCAGCCGCATGGCAGACAGCAGCGAGCGCGATCCGCCCGTGCGGCGGGCGCGGGCCGAAGCCTGCTGCTGTTCCTGCTTCTTCCGCTCGTCGGCCTCGAGTTGCTTCTGTTGTGCGTCAAGCCGGGAATTCGCCGCCTGGTTCTGCAGCCGCATTTCCTCCATCGACTGAGACTGCAGGGCCATCTGCTGCTCCTGCATCTTCTGCTGCTGCTCCATCATGCGGCGGTTCTGCTCCATCTGCTGCTGCATCATTTGCGACGAGTTGTCGTCGCCGCCGCCACCGAAGATGCTGCTAACGAAGCCTCCCATGATTTACCTCAACTCGGGCCGAGGGTGGAGTCGGCGCCCCCCAACCCGGCCTCGGGATTCAGGCGGAAAGCGGAGAGCAGGGCGCGCGCGCCGCCGCGGCGCCTGGCCTTGGCCGTGGCCGATTGCCGCTCTGCGCGCTGCCGCGCCTCGTTGTCAAGGGCTGCCGTCTGCTTGTCGAGTTTCGTCTGTTGTTCGGCGTTCTGCGCCCGCATTTCGGCAAGCGCCTGCTCGCCCTTGGCGAGTTGCGCCGCGCCGGCATCTGCCATCTTCTTTCCGGCAGCGGCCTGTTGTGCCGGTGCGACAACCGGCCCCCAGTTTGCCTGCTCTTCCGGTGTCAGTTGCTCGCCTTTTGCCGCCTTCATGAAAGCGGAAAAGAATTGTAGGGCGCTCATGCTTACCTCACTATCGCTAGTAGTTCGTAGTCCGCGCCATCGGCCCCGTAGCGCCGCAGCGTCGCCTCGCGGGCGAATCCCAGGGCCTCCGCCCAGCGCACCGCGCGCTTGTCGGCCGTTTTACAGAAGCATTGGGCGCGCCTCAACTCTAGCGATTGCACACTGTATTCAATAACCTTCATTGCCGTGCGCGTCAGGGCCAGCGGCAGGGTGCGCGCGAGTTTCGTCGGCACCATCCAAACCTCACCCAGCCCCGGCCAGAGTCGCGCCACGCCGCCGATGGCCGCGATCCGGTCGTCAATCAGCATCGTGACGGCGGTGCCTGCCGCGGCCTGGGCATCGAACTGCATGCCGGGGTTGCCGATCCACAACACGTCGGAATCGCCGCGGTCGATCAGCCGGCCGTGCGCTGTGGAGTAGGGAATGAGCCTAAAAGTCGAAGACATCGAAATCGCCGACGACGGTTTGCGCCATGATGGTCTTGCCGTTGGCGGTCTTGTTCTTCGTCAGCGCGCGATGCTCGCCCCCGCCGAGCGCCATGTACCCATAGGCGTCGCCAACGTGCGAATGCGGTCCCTTGTCGGGGGCGTCCTTGAACCGCTCGCCGCCGCCCGATACCTGTATCCGCTTGAAGCAGTAGCCGCCCGCCAGCGACTTGCGGATCATCTTGCAGCGCCTATCGACGAGCAGGCCCGGCTTGCCCATCACCATGCGATTCATCGGCGCGGCACCCGATTCGCGGCGCACCTTGAAGTCGTTGGTCGCGGTCGGCTGCGCCTTCAGGCCCAGGGTCTTCAGGTGGTCGAATGCCGTGACCTCGAAGATTTCGTCGCGCTTCATGCCTGCCGGGTCGCCCCACACGAAGACCTCGAACTTCGGGAACCGGGTATTCAGTTCGGTCAGCAATATCTGGCCGAAGCGTTCCAGTCCCATGTCGAAGGTCACGATCTCATGCACGATGCGCCACTGCCCGCCCGGCGTCTTCTGCCCGAACACGGCGGCAGGCGTCAGGCCGAAGTCGAGCCCGATGTGCAGGGGGTAGGAAATGTCCGGCTCGATGTCCGCGCACATCACCTGGTCGTCGTACTCCGGCCAGACGGGGCGTCCTTCCTGAACGTAGGTGTATTTGTTCTGGACGTAGCAGCGAATCCAGTCCAGCGACTTGCCGCCCAGCATCTGCTCGTAATAGCCCCCCGGCAGGTTCTTCACGTTCTCGGCGGCGGGGTTCATCTTCCACCACTTGCTCGCGGCGAAGTGGAATCCCTGATACTCGGGCTGCTCTGCCGGAACCTCGTCAGGATCGGCCTCGACCACGGCCGGGGGCTGCGCGTAGAAGTTCCACGCGAAGCGACCGCGCACGGGTTCCTTCTCGGCCAGGCGGTGCCACCAGTGGTCATCATCCATCGAGTTCGTGTCCATCCATATCCCGCGCCAGGAACACCCCCCGTCGCGCTTCGTCGGATAGCGGCCGACGCGATGCGTCAGCCCCTCGATTACCTGCACCGGCAACTCCCGAGCCTCATTGACAAATGCCCCGGTCAGTTCCAGCGACAGGAGTTTGCGCACGTCCTTGGGTTGGTCGAGCGCCAGGAAGATGACCTCGCAGTCGATGCCCGCTGCCTTCCCGCGCGGCGGCAGGCGGATGTGATGGGTGATCGGCGGCGACCAGCGCATCGGCCCCCATACGTTCTCTGGGAAGATTTCCTGCCAGGTCTTGATCGTCGTGGTGCGCAACTCGGGATAGCTGTTGCGCACGATGACGAACCGGGTGTATCGCGTGTTATCGACCGGGCTGGGTTTCTGCTTCACGGCGCGCAACATGACCTCGGCGCAGGCGGCATAGGACTTGCCGCCGCCCACCGGGCCGCGAATGCCGCGCACGAAGGCGTTGTCGTGGAGGAATTTCCACAACGTCGCCGCGCCGCGGAAGTCGAAGTCGAGGCCGGTGTCGCTCATTGCTTGGCGGGCCTTCTAACGTATGCCGCATCGTAAAGGTAATCGCCAGACTTCCATCCGTCGTTATTGGTAAGCGCCTCGAAAAGATGGTCCCCCAAAGACACGGCCGATTCCGTCATTTCGTTGTCGAATAATATGCCAAGGCTCCCATACGGGTCGATTTTTTTGACCTCGCAATTACCTGGGTCGCCCTGTTGGTCAATGGCCCAAAATAACTGGACGTCGCTTTTTGCGAAAGCAATCCCATGCCACCACCCCCCAGGAAGTTTCGGAAACCTGAATGCGTAGATCATCTCTGCGTCCTCCGTTTGTAGTCGTCATATTTCGATTTCCATTGAGCGGCGCGCGAATCAAGGGCGCTCTTGTCCAGGCTCCCCCATACCGTAGCGCGGCGGTTCATGTACGCCTGACACGCCGGGCAAGAGCCGTCTATTACCATGCGCCCATCCAACCTGACTAACGGGCAAGTGCAGCCGGCAGGATCGGTGTCGCTCATTTGCCGGTGCTGCCGATCCCGCCGTCGCCGCGCGCCGTGGCCTCGAATTCCTTCACGGCGACGAAATCGGTCTGGAACACCGGCAGGAACACGATCTGCGCGATGCGCTCGAGCGGGTCGATAAAGAGAATCTGCCGGCTGGCGTTGCGGCACAGCAAGACGACCTCGCCCTGGTAGTCGGCGTCGATCACCCCCACGGTGTTCCTGAGTTGCAGCCCGCGCTTGCCCAGGCTCGAACGCGGCGACACGAACCCGACCAGCCCAGGGTCCATGCTGCCGATGTGCAACTTCAGGCCCGTGCCGACCATGAAGTCGTTGCCGGGCGGAATCGTGCAGCGGCCCTTTATCTTCATCCCGTCGAAGGTGCAGGCGTGCAGATCCACCCCGGCACTCCCAGCCGTCTGATACTTCGGGGCGCTGATTCGTTCGTCGATCAGGATGTACTGCATGCCGTCAATCTTGCTTTGCCTTGCCATTCGCCTTCCCTCCCGTGTTGAAAACCAGACAGCGCACATTCCGCTCGACGCGGTAGCGCGTGCAATACGACACCATCCGAAACGTCCGCCAGCGCGTCACGCGATGCCGGCAGCCGGCGCATGTCTCAATCGGATTCATCCTCGACCTCCCGATATTCCGCCTTCGGCTCCATGTCCGGCCCGTGCATGTTGATCCCGATGACGCTCGGCCGGTTGCCCTCGTCTTCAGGCTTGTCAAGAAATCCCGCCGCCCTGGACAGCACCCGCAGCGCCGACAGCTTGTCCCACAACTCGACCTCGAGCGTGTTCGTCTTCCTGCCGTCCTTCTCGACGACGCTCGTGACCTTCACCTTCTTGACGATCTTCAGGATGTGGTTCGGGATGTCCCTGGTCGCCTTGACCCTGACATTCCCCTCTTCGTCCCACGACATGATGTCCTGGACGCTCCCGAGCCCGATCATCAGCAACTCGGCCGCAATCGCGTCACGGTTCCTCTCGATCATCTCGGGCCGCCCCAGCCGGCGCACCAGGGGGCGTATCCCCCCCCAGTACGCCAGCGTGTCGCGCGTGTTGTTGTAGGTCTTCGCCTTGGCGCTCATGTCAGAACGGGATGTCGTCCGCCAGATCCGCAAACGCTTCCAACGACACCGGCCCGCCCTGCGGCTGCGGCGCCTGTTGCACCTTCTCCCGCGGCACAAACCCCTTCACCACGCACCGGCCAGACTCGTCAGGCAATGGCAGCGCGTCCAACTCCATGCTGATCCCGCCATCGTCCTTCGTCCAGATCGACCCGATCTTCACCCAGTACGTCCCGCCGTCCTTCTTCTTCCTGGGAATGCACGCATCCAATCTCATTTGTTATCGCTCCTGCTGCACTTTGTACCCCTGGATTCGCTCAGATCGCCACAGAATCGACGATCTCGACTCGGGTAAGGGGCAGATATACCCAAGCCACGACAAACTCGCCAGAGAGGCTAAAAACGCTTCCAACGAAAAAGTGGGGAAAATTTTGAGGGAACCCCCCGCCCGATGACGCCGGGGGTAGGGGGGGGCAAAGGGTCGGCCTCGCCACCCCCGGTGAGAATGATTCTCATTCCCATTCTCAAGAAGCAATACCCCCTCGCGTTAGTCGGGAATGACCCCAGAGAGCATTCCGCGGGGGGTGCGCTCCAAGTCGGCCAGGTGTCCATCGCGCCAACGAACGGTTGCATGTTGTACGGGGTCTGTAGATGAGAATGATTCTCATTCCCATTCTCAATTCCCTTCGTGCGCGTATGCGCACATGCGCGCGAGAGCGAATTCGCATTTTCAAATTTCCACGTTTCCAAAGGTTGCCCTATCTTCTTATACTTCGTTCTTTCGTTAGCGCAACTTTTCATAGAGGTTGCAGAATACCCCCGTTTTGGTTGCGCAATAAGTGCCATTTGGTTGCGCAATGTTGGGGTCATTGCGCAACCTCTGGGGGTTGCGTAATGTCTCTGCCTTTAAGCATGGATTTCATCTTCGATAAGCGATCTATTGCCGACTCTTTTGATGCTGTTTTATGCTCGATTGCATCCTCGCGGAGTGCTGCCGGGGTGTTGGCTTTTACCTGCTCGAAGGTCAGTTTGGGGTCGAATATCACCCTGTATCGGGTGCTGAAGTTGCGGGTTCCTTGCTTAATAACCTCCAAGTATCCCAACTCTATCAACCTGTTTATTTGCCTGGATACGGCCTGCCGGGATACCTTTAGTCGGTCTGCGAGGGTCTGTTGGCCGACCCATGTTTCCCCGTGCCGGTTGGTGTAGCTGCAGATCAGCATGAGGACGACGATGGCTGCGGTCTTGTGGATGCGCTGGTCGTTGATGGCCCTGATCGGCACCACGATGTAGTTGCGGTGGTCTGTCGTCTTGCGTTCGCTGCTGGCCTTCTCGGCCCTTACCGGCTTGACGTTCTTTGCCGTTATATCCACGACGTTGCCGGCGATCTCGTCTAGTCTCATTGCTTGGCCCATAATTCTTTGGCGTCCTGTTCCAGTCTTTGCCGGGATTGCTTGCCGCGGTGCTTCTCGACGCCAGCCAGGTACAGCCGGCGCTGTTCTGGCGTTGTCAGCCCCAGGATCAGCCAGCGCGCTTCGCACAGGGCTCTCCATTGCTCGTCTGTAGCGTCTTTGGGGCGCTGGATGTACGGATAGGGCCGCGGCTCGAGGCGATAGCGTTGTGCGGCGCGCTCGAGGTCGGCCTGGCGCTTCTTGTCGGCGATGGCCTTGGCGCGGAAGTCATTCAAGGAAGTCGGCCATCGGATGAAGCGCAGACTGCGGCACGAAGAACGCGGGCGAGCGTACGCCTTCCTTCCAATACTTCTCTACCTTTCCTTCCTGCGCGCGCATGAAACCCTTCGGCTGCCAGCTACGGCCGCTTCCGACCATCAGCACGAACATGTCGCCATCGTTGTCGGCCGGATGCAGGATCAGGCAACCGTCCGGCCTGGGCGTGGATCTGATCTGCAGGTTGCCGGCGTCTGCGCCGCGCATCTGGCCCTTGCCGGGCCAGTGGATGCCGATGGCCTTGGAGGCCGCCCATTCGGCCAGGGCGCCCTCGATGCTCATGGTCCAGTCATCGACGGTGCTACCGTGGTTCCCATTGGCCCCGCGCACCATGTTCTCGACGGTGCGCATCACGCCAGCCTGGGCGGCCAGCAGCATTTCAGAGGCCGACAGCGTGATCATTCGGCCCCATTGCCCTTTGTACGGAAATAGACCAGCGTTGCCGATTTGGCGGCATAGCGGCGGCGCACGATCAGGTCGGTGATCTGCCGGTCGTCGGCATAGACGATGCCGTTGCAGGCATCCAAGATGGCCTTGCTGACGTTATCGACATCAGGCTTGCTGGTCGGCAGCATGTCGCCCTCGAGGGCCATGCGCTGCTTCTTCTTCGGCCACGAAGCAGGGGGCGCGACCATCACCCATATCTCGGCCTCGATTGCGGCAGGGCAGGGCGGCTGCCCGCACATGGCGGCATGGGCAATCGCCTTGACGCGGGCCTCGTAGGCCGCCGTCTTTGCCGGCGTGTAGAGCCTGGCCTTTCCGCCAATCGCGCTGGCCCTGGGGCGCCCCTTGCCGACCGGATCGCCTTCGATGATTAACTTGACCATCACTTGACCCGCATCATCTGCAGGCGGTCCTTCAGCGTGATCTGCTCGTTGGTCGCCGTGACGCCATAACGGAGCAGGGCGGTTGCCATGCTGTTCGCCGACAGGCCGCGCTCGAACGCCATGTGCTTGATGTCATGGGCCAATTGCGAAGGCAGCCGCAGCATGAAATTGACCCGCTTGCCACTGATGACCTCGGCCAGATCGTCCATCTTTCAATCCCCTCTAAAAAGTTCTTGACAGGCATCGTAGGGTGATTACAATCTGAATGCAATCGCAGAAAACAATCAAAACGATTGGGGGATGTACAAATGAAACTTGTCGATTCAGGGAAACGCCACACGGGCAAGTTCGTGGCCTATTACCGTGTCAGCACGGCGAAGCAGGGCGCCTCTGGCCTTGGCCTTGAGGCCCAGCAAGAGGCCGTCAGGACGTACCTGAACGGCGGCGAATGGGAACTGATCGGCGAATTCACGGAAGTAGAATCGGGGACGCGCAAGGGTCACGCCAGGCGCCCGCAGCTTGCCGCGGCCATTGCGCTGTGCAAAGAATCCAAGGCGACGCTGCTGGTCGCCAAGATGGACCGGCTTTACCGCAACGTCGCAGCGATGGCGACATTCATGGAGTCGGGCGTCGAATGGGTTGCCTGCGACAATCCGCACCTGAACAAATTCACCGCTCACATCCTGGCGGCCGTGGCTGAACACGAAGCCGAACTAATCTCTGACCGCACCACCGCCGCCCTGAAGGCCGTCAAGGCGCGCGGGGTGAAGTTGGGCAGCCCGAATCCGAAGGCCGGCAACGCCGTTGCCGTGCCGATCCTCAAGGCAGAGGCCGACGAATTCGCCGCCAAGATCATACCCCACATCCGCGACATCACCGCGCAGGGCATCCGCACCCTGCGTGACATTGCCAACGCGCTCGAGCGCCGGGGCGTACTGACCCGCAAGGGTAATTCCAAATGGCACGCCAGCCAAGTCTCGAACATCCTCAAGAGGGCATAGCCCAAATGGATTATTCCCAGTATGGATAAATGGTGAATATCATGGGAAACAGTCATGGATACCATATTGACCGCATTTGGAGTAATGGGCGCTGCTGCCCTCTTACTGATCGGCGCGAGCGTGATCGTCGTTTCGCTGGTCGAATGGTCGCGCGAGCGGAGGAGGCGGCGCGAGGAGCGGGCCTTCTCAGCGATGATCAGGGCAGCGGATTCAATCATGCAAGCCGAGGCTGCGGAGGTTTTGCGCGGCCTGGATCAAGTCGAATCATGCCTAAAAGAACAACAAGAAAAGACCCGCGATCCGACCCGTCCGCCACCCTAGAAGACTTCGTCAGACGCATCAGCCGGATCGGGTTCCCTGCCGCGCAGAGGATCGACGTGCCGATCTGGACAGTCAGCGACATCCGCTGGGTCGCCGTTGAGGTCGAGAAGTTCTTCGCCTCCATGAAGGAATTCGGATGGGGGAGGCACGACATTGACCCGCTCGAGCGCGTTCTTCAGGCGCGGTGGGCTGCGGTAAGGCTGGCTCACGCCTTGCGCCACCGCACCAGCAACAATGATGCACGAGCGATCCTTAGTAGGTTGCCGCGCAATGCCGATTGAAGTAGCTACACCCAGGCCAGGACAGGCCAAAAACTAGAAACGGAGGTAGGTTGCATGAATGCTGCGTCGCATAGTGTGTATGGCGTCTATAAGCGGGGAACGCCACTAAATAGCCTGGTCCGCCACGCCATAAGACTGTTCCCCTCCAGGGGATATACCGACAAGCGGTCCGTCAATGCCCTCCGTCGGGGGTGGATCGGCGCCGTGTCGAGCCTCGGCGAGCGGTGGATTCTCCATCCGGTGCATCGCGTCAAGTTCGTGCGCGGGGGGCATCTATGAAAGCGACCGCAATGGGCAAGGTGACGCGGGATGATGCCCTTTCGTGCTCGCAACTCCCCGCGTTGCTCGGCCAGGATGGCTACGGCAAGACGCCGAACGATGTGCTGCGCCGCTGCATTGGCGCAATCGAAGGCGAGGCCGACGACTTCGTGCCGAACGAGGCGATGGGCTGGGGCTCCCGGCTCGAGTTCGCCATTGTCGAGGAAGCCGCGGATCGCCTCGGATTTGACCTTCAGCATGGCTTCGACAAGGCATTCGTGGCGGCCGACTGTCCGCTGCAATGCTCCCTCGACGCGATGGTCATCCCGATCCTGAAGGCGCACACCATCGAAACCGACCCCGACCGCGGCATCTACGTCCTCAACGACAGCGGGAAGATCGTTACTGATACCTTTGGCTGCCTCGAGGCCAAATTGACGAGTTCAGCGCCCGAGGACTCGCCCCCGCTGCACCGCGGTCCGCTGCAACTACAAGGCCAGATGATATGCACCGGGGCGCACTGGGGCGCCCTGGCAACCCTGTACCGCGGCACCGAGTTGCGCATCTTCGTGTTCGACCGCCACCTTGGGACATGGGATGCCATCAAGCGGGCGGCCATCGACTTCGAGGCCAGGCTAGAGACTTACCGCAAGACCGGCGAGGCCGAATGGTATCCACTGCAGAGCAGCGAAGACGGCGCACGCACCTTCCCCGAGGTCATCTGCCACGTTGCCGTCGATCTGCCGGAAGACGCCGCCCCGCTGGTGTCCGAACTGCAAACCGCCAGCGCCACCATCAAGGAATGGGAAACGCGCAAGGAAGAAGTCACGCGCAAGTTGATGGACATGATCGGCGATGCGGAAGCAGGCCGGGTCGGCGGATGGCTCGTCGTATGGGGCAGCCGCAGCTACAAGGGCCAGCCCGAGAAGATCGTGCCAGCGAAGGAAGCCTATACCGTGCGCAACAAGACGCTGCAGATCAAGGAGGCGAAATGAGCAACGAGCGCCACATGCTGAAGGCGCGCGTAGAAGCAGCCGTCGCGCTGCAGAAGTTGTGCTTCCGCGCATGCCAAACTAAGGGGTTCGTCACCACCGACGATGCGATGGCCGTGACCGACCAGATCGTCGTCGCCGTGATCGAGGCTTTCAATCAATACCTTTCCATCGAAGGAGATCAAGAGCATGAACATGCTGCCCACTAGCCTTGCGCCGAAGACGATGGCCGAGGCCACCGAGTTCGCCAAACTGATCGCGCAGTCAAACATGGTTCCGGCTGCCTACAAGGGCAAGCCGGCCGATGTGCTGGTCGCCGTGCAGTGGGGCGCCGAACTCGGCCTCGCCCCGCTGCAGGCGTTGCAGAATATCGCGTGCATCAATGGCAAGCCGAGCGTCTATGGTGACGCCGCGCTCGCCCTGGTGCGCGGGTCTTCGGTCTGCGAGGATGTCGAAGAGTTCGTCGAGGGCGACGGCGAACAGATGGTGGCAACCTGCATCGCCAAACGCAAGGGATGCAAGCCGGTCGTCGCCAAGTTCAGCGTCTTCGACTCCAAGGCGGCCGGGTTGTGGAAGAAGGCCGGCCCGTGGCAGCAGTACCCGCGCCGCATGCTGCAGATGCGCGCCCGCGGCTTCGCCCTGCGCGATGCCTTCCCCGACGTGTTGAAGGGGTTGATCACCGCCGAAGAAGCGGCCGACTATCCCCGCCAGGAAAAGGACATCACCCCCAGCAATCCGCTCGACAAGTTCGCCGCCCAGGTGGTCGAACAGATCGAGCCGCCGCGGGTCGATGAAGCGCCGGCCGCCATCGAGGGCGAGATCGTCGGCGAAGAAGAGGCGCCGCCACCGGCCGGGCGCAGGTTCTCCCTACTGCTCCCTGGCGGCGAAGTCGCTGGCGAGTTCGACGACCTTGGCGAGTGGATCAGCGCCCTGGTCGGCATGATGGACCGAGTGCATGGATCGAAGAAGTACGACCCGCGCGAAAAGATGACCAAACTGCGCGAACTGAAGGATGCGAACGAGGCCGCCATCAAGGGGCTGGACGTGATGGCGGCCGCCGAGATAACGAAACGCTACAGCAAGCACCTTCGCGCGCTCGGCGCCGAAATGAACGACAAAGGAGAGGGCAATGCACCCTGAAACCGTGAAACTCATGCAGAAGATGGTTGCGTTCATCAAGGAGTATCAGGTCGAGTTCGGCACATCCCCGAGCCAGGGAGACATCGGCGCGCACATTAACCGCAGCGGCAATGCGGTGGCGCGCTTGGTGCGCCTGGCCGAAGAACATGGCGCGATCCGCCACAAGCACGGCGCCCGCAGGAATATCGAGGTTTTGGAATGACAAGCCCGAAACCGCAAGAACTCTTCGACGCGCTGGGGCGCGGAGAGAAGGTTGAAGTTTGGAATGATCCTGT